AAAATTTTTCTAGGCACATAGCTTTTATTTATTTCTACCGTTGGTATTTCATTAATTCTAATATTAGAAGCTATGTTTATTTCCCTAATATGTTCTGTTTCAAAATCGTTTAAAATATTTTCTGCATTATCTACAAGATGTTGACCTACTGCTTTAATTTGATTTACATATTTTTCATATAATTCATTTTTTAAATCTATACTCATTTAATTTTCCTCCATTTCTTTATTTACCTCTTTTTGAATATCTTTTAAAATTTTTTTTATTCCTTCTTCGCTTACTCCTAAATAAAACAATATACATTGTAATAATTTATGTGTAGCCATATTTTGCTTTGTTATTAATTTTAACATATCATTCATTTAATTTTCCTCCTTAATTTCACAACATTTATCTAATCCATATAACCAATCTAGCATTTCTTGTTCAGAATAATTTTTAAGTTCTTTGTTATTATATTGTATATAATTAATTGCATTTTTTATTATGCTATTTTGTTTTTCGTAATGTGTTGACATAGTTTCTATTGCTATATTTATACTTTCTTTTACTTCAAAAGTCATTACAAATTTTAAATCTTCAAAAAATTTGTTATAATTTTTAAATTGATTTAATATTTCTAGACTTCTTTCTTCATTCATTTATTTATCATCTCCTTTAATATCATTTAAAATTTTAAAAAGTTCATAAACATAGTTTCCGTTTTTTAATTCGTAATCATAAAAATTTGTATCAGCTTTTAATTGATTTTCTGCTTTCTTTTCTTCATTATTCATTTAACCACCCCTGTTTTATTAAATTTTCTTTTTCTTTATCTAATTCTACTTGTTTTTTAAATAACGTTTTATATTCTTCTACCTCTTTTTGTAGTTTCCTTACTGCTTCTCTTAATAGCTGTATTTCTTTTTCTTTTTCAGCTTTTTCGACTTCTTCAACATCTCTTAAACTATATATATCGCCTAAATGATCATTCATAGTTGCTATTTTATCGTTAAACTCATCATAAAGCTGCATATCTATATCAAATAATATGTCATCTGGTTTATCTTCTGGCATTTTAATCCTCCTTTTCAATTTCTATGTCATATTCAAATAGAGAATCTTCTATCATTCTACTTATTTCTATCATAGCTTTTAATTTATACGTAATTTCTTCAAATTTTTCTTGTATAAATGAAATTTCATTTTTGTTTCGTTCTGTATCTTCATAAAGTTTATATAAATCATTACGTAATTCTTTTTTATTTTGTCTTAACTGCGTTTTCTTTAAATTAATGTCTTTAATTACTTTTTCAAAAGCATTTTTAACATCTAATAAATCTACATCTTCTACAAACATTTAATTTCCCTCCTTATTTATATTTCAAAACTCATAATATAATCTGTATTCAACCAAATTGACTTCCCGTCTTCATAGATATTTATTAATTTTTCGTTAGACACATTATGAATAAAATCTTCCATTGTTCCTGCGTATTCTACATCTTCATAAACGCCTTCCATTAAAGATATACTTTTTATTTTTAATGGTTTTAATACTACTTTTTCTTTTTGCATTTGATCAAATACATCAGTTTTTATTATTTCAGACATCTTAAATTTCCCTCCTTATTTTCCTGTGCTTCCGAAACCGCCATTTCTCTGTCCATTAGCATTATCATCATCTGTTACTCCATATTGAACAAATACTCCTTGCATCATTTTCTCTCCAGCTTTTAAAACAACATCTTCATCTAGCATATTATAAAATAGTCCTGCAATTTCTCCTTCGTTATCTTGATTATCTGCATAATCAGCATCTACAACTCCTACTCCATTTAGTATAATTAATCCTTTTTTCTTTGGGTTGCTGCTTCTATTAAATAATAACAATGTTTCATCATCTGGAAAATAAGCTTTTACTCCACTTTTTACCATTGTTATTTGATGGCTTTTACAAACTGTATCTTCTGGCACTATAAAATCATATCCTGCCGACTTTGCTGTACTTCTCTTTGGTAATTCAAATTTTGGGTTTAACATTTGATACCCATTACTTATTATTCTATTAACATATTCAAATTTTCTTAACATTTTAAAATTCCTCCTTATTTATTCATCATTTTCTTCTATAGATTTTTCTTTAATAAATTTATTCCAAAAATTCTGTATAGGTTGCCATTCTTCTTCGCTTATAATTCCTCTATCAGCCTTTTCTTCCAAATTGTAATAACATTGCTTTAAATATCTATCGTTATGCTCTGGATAATTAAACATTGCACTACCTTGATTGTCTAGACAAAAATGATGAATTTCATCTAAATATTTTTGTTGATATTTAATATTTCTTTTTTCCATTTCATTACATACTCTGCATACATAAACATCAAAACCACTTTTTTGATAATCCATCACATAACTAACCAATCTATGCTTCAATGTTCCTTTCTCCCATTGCCTTTTTATTGCTATACATTCACGCCATTCTGCTACCAACATTTTATTTGGCAATACTGGAATCAATCTATAATCCCACAGTCTCATATTTATACCTCCCTTACGTTTAATTGCATACCTTTTTGCTGCATTAAGCGTTCAAAATTTATTGTTTTAGGTTTGTTTTCATTGTTCTTTACGACTTTTACAATAATATAATTTCCTTTTTTTCCTGCTCTACTTAAAGAACTTGAAAATTTTCCGCTAGAATTTCTTTCAATATATCCTTTTTCTTCCCAATCGTTCATAACCTTTTTATAATTGAACTTATTATCTTCTAAAAGCTTCCTTAATCTTTGGCTTATTATTGTGATTTCAAAGTCGTCCATTATACCCCAAAACTCACCAGGTGTATCTAAATTAAATTTATTTTTATTTGAATCACATTCATCTAAGAAAAATTCATAAGCCCTTTCAGTATTGTCAATTTCTTTTTTAGAAAACATATATTTAGAAACATCTTTAGCTTCTAAAGGTTTTTCGTTTTTAAATATACATTGGCAAGCCAAATCATCAGCCAAAAGCAGCATAGCCATATTTATTGCTTGTTTTTCTTCTGTAATATCTAAACGCATTAATTCATTATATTTTTCTTGAAACATTTTTTTCAAATTTTCTATTGTAATTCCTTTAACAAAGTCAATAAAGATCTTTCCAGCAAATCCATAATTTTCATTAATAACATCACAAGTTTTTATTCCATTTTTAATAACGTTTTTATCAACATATATTTCAATCAATCTATTTAATGTTCCACCACCTGAATTAAAATTACTTGCACTATCTTCACCTGTAAAAATAAAGCAGTTGCTCCAATTTTTAGGCTTTTGGGTTCCCCCATCGACATTAGCCTTGCCTCTATCTACTCCTTCTGTAAGTGACATTATAAGTTTATTAATATCTCCAGAATAAGCTTGAAGCTCATCGAAGAAAACTGGTAGATTATTAAAAAAATCTGCGGTTCTATAATAGAAATTCTTTGTACTATCCATAGAGAACATAAGCTTTCCTTTTCCACTATCTCCGCCAAATGCTCATAGCCATTTTTGCTGCGACTGTTTTTCCTCCTCCAGATTTACCCCAAATAAGTGTAACGAAAGGTAGTTTATGAAGTAAATGAAGTAGTGGACTAGCAAAGCTTGTAGCCATAACTAATTTTAGAGGAATATTATCTATCCTATCTTCTGATATTTGTTTGAACCATATAGAGAAATCCCCTTTAGCATGTAGGCTTTCAAAAGGAATTTTAAAACTTTCTTCGCCATCAAATTCAATAGATTTATCATAAGGTAAAAAATAATTTTCATACCATCCCATTTTACTAGTAGAGATATGTTCTGGTATTTCATTATTGTTAAGTAAAGCCCTAATATAATTTACTAACAAATTAGAGCTACTACTAGTAACATCAACGCCTTTATTTGCAAGTTTAGTAATTTTTCCATTATTTAAAATAGTTTCTTTATTAATGATAAAGAACTCCCATTTATTTCTTCTTAAAAATGCACATTTTATTAATTCTTCATTTGTATCTTTGTTTTTCAAAATAGCAACAGGTTGCAATATAGTTGCTGTAACCAAGGTGTTTTTATCAAAAATTCTAACATTATTTAATTTATCTTTATAATATCCTGGAGCTATCATCTTTTGAATCGGAGCATTATCTCCAAAATCAATAACAGAGCCTGCTTGTTCTTTTAATTCCTGTTCTTTTTCAAATTTCTCAAAGTTTTTTTCAATTGTAGTTTTTATTTTAAATTTTTTTGCGACTTTAAATAATTCTTCTTTATATTTACTGCGTTCAATCATATTTGATACACTTAATATTTTTTCATAAAGAGAAACATCATACATATCAGGCTCTTTTAAACTTTCCCAATTAATATTCATCATTTTTTATTTCTCCTTTGCAAAATATTTTTCTAATAATGTTGGCATTTGTTCATTTTTAAATGATATATCTTCTCTTACACTTATAAATGACTTTGCCAAGTTTTCTGAACATGGTTTTTTTCCATTAAGAATTGAACTTGCATGAGTATCAATACAACCTATGTATTTTGAATATACATTAGTTCTTATTTCTTTAAAAAAATCAAACCATTCTTTTTTTAATCTATACATTAAAAATCTACCTCCTTTTTTTATTTTTGAATTTAAAAACATATTAGCACTTTTTTTATTTTTAGTCAAGACTTTTTCTTTAAAAAATAAAAAAAATATTTTAATAACATTATGTCAACGGAAAATTTTATAGAAAAATATAAGTAAATTATAGTGTTTTTAAAGCAATTTTATTTCAAGTATACATAAGAACATAGTTTTTTGCGTTATGTTAATTATTTTACGCTTCTTTTGTTTTTTTTCTTGACATATTTTTTTATCAAAAAAAACAAGGTAGGAAGGTGAGAGGTCTATTTTTTGTTGAAATCAATACTGTTTGCAAATTCCTACCTTCAATTCCTACCTTGCATTTTTATATATAGGGTATATAGAAAAAAAATATATATAAATTAGTATACATAAAATTTTATATGCGTATATATATTTTTTTCTTGCATGTATATTATATTATATTTTAGGTAAGAAGGTAAGAATAATATAATATAATATAGTAATATCAATATTTTTCAGTTCCTACTTTTGTTCCTACCTTATTCCTACCTCCTACCTTTTGAATAACTTTTGACTTTTTTCCATTTAGATGATATAATTTCCTTAATTGGAATTTAGAATTATTTTTAGTGAGGTGTACTTATGAGTAAAGATGTTAATAATATCGGTAATAGAACTAGTCTTCAAAAAGCTCTTAAAGATGTTGATAAGGAATATATCAAAAATCTTTGGAGCTTTTCTATGCAGGTTGCTGCTCTTAATGTTAAACGTGTTCAGTCAGAAGATGAAATGAAAGAACGTATTCAACAACTTTTTGATTTATGTGCTAGAACTCGGTAATATGCCAACTTATGAATCTATTGCTGTTGCTTGTGGGATTCCTTCTTCGACTTTTTATGATATGAAGAATGAAAAATTCGATGGATATGCCCAATACTCGGCAATTATCAAAAATGCAAAGGAGCAAGTTGCTATGATAGAGTCAGCAATGGTGCGTGATGGAAAGATTCCACCAACACTTTGGATTTTTAGAGCTAAAAATTATTTAAACATGAAAGATGTGCAGCAAGTAGAAGTAGCTCCAACCGCTTCTGGAGATGTTCCAAATAATGGTGGAGATATTCTAGCGACTTTGCCCGAAGCTCCAGAGGATTCAGT